TATTATATTAGCCAATAAAGGAAGATGTAAATTCAACGGAAAAAGATTGTCCGATGTTTGGGAATTTCCAAGAGTAGTCGGAAGCAAACAACTTCATCAAAATCAGAAACCATTAGATTTGATAAAACTATGCATAAAAAAGCATACAAACGAAGGTGATTTAATTTTAGACCCGTTCATGGGAGTAGGAACGGTAGGTCTAGCATGTAAAGAATTAGAGCGAAGCTATATAGGTATCGAAATCAATAAAAACTATTATGAGATATCGAAGAACTTAATAAACAATTAATCGTGCGTTAATCGTGCGATTTTTTATTTGGGAGGATACCGAAGTGGAAAACGGGGCGGTCTGTAAAACCGTTAGCTATGCTTTCGTGGGTTCGAATCCCTCTCTTCCCACCATATGGCCTTTTACTTGGTAGGCCTTAAATAACCACGGAATATAGACATACGGTCGTTAAACGGAGGAAAGGAAAAAATTATGGCAGATGATGTAAAAGTTACTGAGCAAACTGAAGATGTTAATCAAGATGTAGATCAAGAAGAAACCGAGGTAAAGACTTTTACCCAAGAAGAAGTTAATAAGTTGATTGCTGATAGGGTAGCACGTGAGAAAAAGAATGCCCAAAAGGATATAGAGCAGGCTATTGAAGATACTAAAAAAGAGGCTAAGAGACTTTCTGAATTATCAAAGGAAGAAAGAGAGAGCGAAGAACAGGAAAAACTAAAACAAGAGCTTGCAGAATCAAAGGCTAGGTTAGCTCGTATGGAGCTTGAGAGCGATACAATTGAAAATCTTAAAGAAGCAGGCTTACCGATTGAGTTTAAGTCTTTTTTAATTGGAGAAAATGCTGAGACCACTCTAGAAAATATCAATTTGTTTAAACCTTTATTTCTTGATGCAGTCCAAGCTGAGGTTGAAAAAAGGCTTAAGGGTCGTACACCAAAAGGCTCTAGTACTGTGACTGCCAAAATGGATACGAGAAATAGTCAGACAAAAATGGCTGATTATGCATCAAAGCAAAGAATTATTTGAGAAAGGATTTTTAAATGGCAGAATTAAATACAAAAGCGACATTTAATCCAGATAATGTTTTATTATCTGACATGAAAACAGGTGATGTTCCAGAGGAACAAGGAGAGCTTGTAATTAAACAGGTGGTAGATGACTCACTGGTTACTAAGCTTGCTAAATATGAAGAGATGGACTCTCTAAGAAAGAAATTTACTTATCTAGCTGAAGGGCCTGGGGCTTACTGGGTGTCTGAGGGTGAAAAGATTCAAACATCTAAGGCTAAATGGTTATCAGTGGAGATGGAAGCCCATAAATTAGGGGTTATTATTCCAGTGTCTAATGAGTTTTTAAAGTTCACAGTTACTGATTTCTTTAACCAAATGAAACCTAAGATTGCTGAGGCTTTTCAAGCTAAATTTGATAAGTCTGTCTTATTTGGTGGGGAAGATTCACCATTTCCTAAGGGCTTGTCAGTTTTAGAAAGAGCTACAACTGAGGGCAATATTATTACTCAATCTGCTAGTCCATATAACGACATCAATGATATGATGGCTTTAATTGAGGATGCAGACCTTGAAGCTCAAGCTATAGCGACTACTAGAAGCTACAACAAAGACCTAAGGGGTGCTCTTGATGAAAGAAAACTACCTATTTTCAATGGTCCTAGAGATGGAGTGACTGCTGAAGTTTTAGGTCTACCAATAGTTTATGGAAATAAAAAGGCCTGGGATAAGGAAAAGGCTGTGGCTATTACTGGTGACTTTGACAATTTATTCTATGGTATACCTCAAGGAATTGAATACAAGATCCTAGAAGAAGCTACACTTTCAACTATTGTAGGGGAAGATGGAGCACCAATTAACCTTGCTGAAAGAGATTTAGTGGCTCTAAGAGCTACCATGTATGTGGCATTCTTGACTGTTAAGCCAGATGCTTTTGCAGTGCTTAAGCCAAAGGCTACTGATCCAAAGCCAGAACAATAAGGAGGATTTGATGAGAGCTAGAAATCCAGAGGGAGAAATTGTAGAAGTTACTAAAAAAGCTTATTCAACTCTTTATAGATACAAGGGTTGGACTCTTGTAAAAGATGAAGAAGCTAATAAGGCTAATGGTGATTTGGCTAAGCTTAAAAAAGCTGAATTACAAAAGCTTGCTAGTGATAAGGGATTGGACTTTAAGGCTGATGATACCAAAGAGGATTTAATTAATCTGCTTAATAAATAGGAGGTGGCTATATGGATAGTTTAACACCTGATTATAAGTGGGAGCGTGACCTTGATAATGAAATCATGAACCTAGAAGAGGCTGAAAAGAATATAGAGGAAGAGTTTGCAAGATTGAGGCCACTTTATAAAAACTGGATTGAAGATTATTGCAATGTGACCTTTGATGATGCTTCTATACCTGGTTCTGTTTCCCTGGCCCTTGATGAGCTAGTTAAGACTGACCCTAAACAGTATAGCGTTACAAGTGAAAAGTTATCAGATATGTCTATTACTTATGGATCTGATTCTGGTGAAGCTGGAGGAGCTATCCCTGGATATATACTGGCTTGGCTGGAACCTTACAGGCGTGTTCACTTGCTTGATAAGAAGAAAAGGCCTTACGATGACGGTAGAGGATAAAAATGGCGTGCCTGCCTTATTAGATAGGCTAAGAGAACTGGAATCTTATCAAGTTGCAGTGGGGATTTTGTCCAAGTCTGGTGGAGATATGCTTATGATTGCAAATGTCCACGAGTTTGGCTGTTCTATACCTGTGACTGATAAGATGAGGGGTTTTCTAGCTTATGAGTATGGGGTTCATCTTAAGAGAGATACTAATGTGATTAAGATACCTGAAAGGTCTTTTGTTAGGTCTTCCTATGATAACAAAAAAGGCGAGATAGGGGATAAGGGAGAAGACCTTATTAAAAAAGTTATTGATGGGGGGTTATCTGCAAGAGCTTTTTATGAATTTCTAGGGCAAACTTGTGCCGATACAATTAGGGATTACATGGTTAATGAAGTGGACTCCCCTGCTAATAGCGAGATGACTATAAAGGCTAAGGGATCTAGTAATCCTCTTGTAGACCATGGACAATTGGCGTCAGCTATTACTTATGAAGTTAGGAGCAGATGATGGGACTATTTGATTTTAAGGCCTTGGTTAAGAGGTATAAGACTGGTAGAGTTATCGCCCAAATTAGGGAGCCTGATTCATATGACCCTAAGAACGGTTTGCCTATAGAGGGCAAGGCCTTTGTTATCCAGCTTAATAATTTTGCAATAGTACCACTGTCTAATGCTGATTTGGCTAATGATGATGGGGGCTTTTATTCAAGAGATGATAGGAAGCTTTATACTTACCAGTATTTGCCTAAGGGTACACATTTGTGTAATTGGCAAAAGAACGGGACTAGAAAATTTTATACTGTGATGGAAGTAAAGGACTACTCAGATTTTGATGAGGGTCTTTTTATTTACACTCTGAAAAGGAGTGATAGAAATGATAATGACAATTAGAGAGGTGATTGTTAGTGGACTTAAGGGGTATACGGGGCTACAAGCTATCGATACTGATAGCAATATTAGGAGACCTAATTATCCCTTTTATAGTTTTAAGTTTACTACTTTGCTTCAAAAGGATAAGGGCGAGGGAAACTTTTTGTATGATTTTCCCAAGAGCCTGGATCCAAAATTTAAATACGACTTTAGGGAAACCTACCAACATCAACCTTATTATGTGATTAGCTTTAATGCTTATTCTGATAGTTTGATTGAGTGTCAAGACAAAATACAAAGGGCTTGGGACTGGTTTAAACAAGCAGGATATCAAGATTTTAAAGACAAAAACTATGTGGTAGTTGATGTGGGAAATATTTTTGATAGATCAGTATTTAAGGATGTAACTTTTGAGTATCGCTATGGTTTTGATGTAAGGGTGAGATACCTACATGAAATTGAGCGTAGGAGCGAAACTATTGAAAGTTACAAGATTAATAGAGGAAAGGATTTTTAA